TTTCCAGGCCAAACAAACATTGGGCGGTTCTCTTCAGGAGCCCTTAAGGGCCTCGATTTCGACATAACCAGACACAACACCATTCCACACCATTTGGGGGAATAACTCCCCCAAAATTCCCCCGCCCGGCTTCCTGTCGACATAAAAAAAGCTCGGGCACAAAAAAGCCCGCACTGAGCGGGCCTTCTATCAAGCAGCGACTTTTACCACATCGCGGTACATGGCAGCGCAGAATCCTTGCAGCTCTCAAAGCCGGTGTGGTCCTGGCGCGCTTCGAGATCGCCTGGCAGCTCAACATCGCTGCATCCGGCCAAGGACAGCAGGAAGGCCGCCGCGAAAAACATCTTGAATCCTTTCATTTTCAGCTCTTCCAGGTTGGTTTGGAGGCGGCCATTATCACAAATAAAGCAACGTGCCACCAGTGTTTCACGCAGCCTCAAGCGCATTGATCAAGTTTCTGGCGATCATTGAGTGCCCGAGGATGCTCGGGTGCAGGCCGTCGCTTGTGACCACTGTGTTGTCCAGCGATGCCAGGGTGGCATAGTTGTCGACCACATCCAGATTGTTGGCCTTGCCGACCCTCATGATGACGCCTCGCGCATCCTGCATGTTGAACGAGTAGACCGATGGGTCTTCGTTCGTGGCCGGGTTGGCAATCATCAGGATTTTGTTCGTGGCCGCCGGCGCTGCCGCAACGAACGCATTCAGATCGTAAACGAACTGATTCATCCCACCAGGTGCTGTGGCCTGGAACACCCGGTCATTGGTCCCGAGCTGGCAAATTGCGTAATCACAGGTGTACCCGTATTGGTCGGTGAAGGCGCCCATGTTGAAGTTGATGTACCAGCGCGTGGCAACGCCAATAATCCCCTGGTTGATCATGTTGATAACTTTGGTGACCTTGATGCTTTGCAGGTACACCTCGCGCAGCCCAGTCTCGCCGTTGCGACGGGTCTTGATCTCGATGTTTCCGTTCGTAACCTTGGGGAACGTATGGGTTCGGTAGTTGTTCCTGGTGTTGTTGACGAATCCATCAACACCGGCATGGGTGCTGAACACCCCTTGCGATACGCCGTTCACCAGCAGCTCGTAATAGCTGGCGGTCGCCTCCTGACAGGTGAAGCCCAAGGTGAACGAATAGCCGGTGTACACGAACTTGATAGAGTGGGACGACTCCACGCCGGCGTTGCCGTTGCCCATGATCATGACGGCATGAGTTCCATCAATCGCGGTGGAGTACTGTTCAGTCGTCGAGATACTGCCGGCGGCGGTTTCAGTCAGAGTGAAATCGCCACGCCGCGGGAACATGTAGCGGTCGAAACTGAATTGGGCAATGGCCTGGCCGCTCGGCGCAGCCGGCCAGTTGCTGTTGATCTGAGTGGCACCGAACGCGTACCTTTCGCCGATGTATCGCTTGAAGATGTTGACCCAGCTATTGGCGTCTGCGTTGTCCCGTGCCGAGGTAAGAAGGGAGGTATTAGGCGACGAAGTGGCGCTCTCCCCGGTGCCGACACCCCAAGTGATGGAGTCTCCAGGGAAAGCGATGCTGGTGATTTGCTCAAGCGGGTTGGACAGCGAAACCTTCAACTTAGCCAACTGCCCGCCGAATTTGTGGAACGTTGCAGGCTGGGCGGCAAACGAACTTTTCCATGAGGCGGCCCGGGTGAACCCGGCCACTTTAAAGAAGCCGTTGACGTAGCCGTTCTTTTTCGGAATCGAACTGACCACGAAGGTTTTTCCGCCGAGATCAATCGTTTTCCCGGTGACGGCCGCCTCCAGCAGAGTGAATGCCGAGGTGTCGTTGGTCACCCCATCGCCGACGGCACCGTAATCCTTCGGCGTGGCTGAGACATCTTCGACCTTACTTTTAAGCGTTCGCGTGATGTTTCCGGGCGAGACGTAGAGGATGTTCTGTGCCAGGTTCAAAGGCCCCTGGGCGATTGCGATCAGGCCTCCGATGTATCGCTGGACCCATCCATTGGTGGCGGCATCCTGCAGGGTCACCGGATCGGCGACATTAGAAATGAGCCGGTTTTCCGCGTCGAAGAAGGATTTGCCGAATGGACGAAGGAGTGCCCGCCCAGTCCATGCAAGACTCTGCTGGATCAGCATGGTGAGCTTGTCGAACACATCCTCATGCGTCTCAGCCAGGAACTTGCCCTGGTTGCGCAGCGATGTCTGCTGGTAGGGATCCATTACGCGAGAAACGACCAATTGACCGGGCCCAGCCAGCGCAACAGTGGTGACGACGCTGCCGCCATCCTCATCCCCCGCTCCATTGACGGTGTACTGCGTGCCATAGGCTAGAACGGTGCTGTCGCCGGTAGGGTTCACATAAGTGACGACAAGGTCCTCATTCGCCAGGAACTTGAAGAAAAACGGGAAGTTGGTCGTCACCCCGTTTGTCGAAAACTCAGCAACGCTGTTTAGAGTTGGTACGGTCACTGTCGTGACTCCTTTTCTCTGGACGAAAAAAAGCCCGCTCAGTGGCGGGCTCTATGGGGTTGGATGGTTACCGGGCGATGCCCAGCGGGTCGGCGTAACTTTGTGAAGGCCTGATCAGAAACTGCTGGCCGTTCTCCTTCTGGATTCGCTGCTCGGTTCGGCGCAGGGATCCGGGGTTCATGGCTTCCTGGACTGAATAGAGGAACAGGTGATTCAGGGCAATTCGGGTGTAGAACAGGTTCAGGAATGGTGTGTTGTTCAGCCCCAGAGTGAAGGCCGAGGCGGCGGCGTCATCACCAGACCGCACCTTGTTCCACAGATCCACAGTGCTGGCGACGGTGCTGATGGCCGGCCCCGCCAGAGATTCCAGCGGCCTGTTGCCGAAGCGGCTCGCCTCGCCGAACAGGTAGTCGCCGAAGATGCCAAACCCACCACCCTGTACCATGGCTGCGATCCAGGTCTTTGGATCGTCGGCTGGCCTGGGTTCGCGCCCCTTCACCATGTCCTTCGATGCCATGGACAGATAACCGAAGGCCGTGGTCCACAGCAGCAGTTGCGCCAAGCCGAGCTTTTCGCCGTTGCCGTTGCGCAGCGCGGCGATCAAATCCTTGCTTCCCCGGTAGCCTTCGCCCAGCGGGGTTGGCGCATACCCGCGTCCGTACAACTCGCGGCCCATGGTCTTCTGCATGTACGCCGCTGGGAAGCTCTTGAACTGGGTCAGGAACCGATTGAGGTCACCCATCACCGTGCCAGGCCGGGTGCCCTGGTTCATGATCGATCGTGTGCGAGCGTCAGGCTCAAGGACGGCATAGGTCACCCGGTCATTGATGTAGGCGCGCAGGCTACGCTCCAGTCCTTCGCGCTGCTCCCGGATTGCTGCATCCGACACCTTACGCCCCTGGCTTTCCAGGTAGGCGCCGATCTTCTCGGCGGGAATGTCGGCGATGCCATCGGTGGTCATGTAGTCGCGACCGTCGGCCAGCCGGGTATCCATGCTGCGCAGCAAGTCCCATTTCCCGGCGTCCAGGTCGTACAACTCCAAGGTCCGCCGATAGTTCGCATCAAGCGTGCCCCAAGCCCGGCCTTTGTTCTGCGCCAGGTTGTGGGCCATCATCAGTCCAGCGCTGGCCTTGTTGGCATCAGTCCACCAAGACAGGCCATTCAGCTTGAAGAACAGCGACATCCCTCGCGACATCTTCCCGCCCACCGAGTCATCGGCAGAAAAACGCCGCATGATCTCCCCCCGCATAGAGTCGGCATACACGCCGAAGCTGGACAGAATTTCCTTCTGCTCCAGGCTTCCGCGCCCCTTGACCAAGCCGGCGGTCATTTCCCCCAGCGAACCCAAGAAGCTTTTCCCCTGGTAGCGCATTTCACTTGCGGCCACGGGCAAATCCGTAAAGCTCGACAGCAGCGCGCCGCCCAACTTTGACAGCGACTGCCAGGCGCGGACGTTGGCCGCCATCCTGGCCGCCCAGGCGTTTCCAGGAATACGAGTCTGCCCACTGACTTCGGCGAAACGGTTTTTCAGAACTGTTTCCCGGGCGGTCTTGAAGTTGGTTGAGGCGGCGGTGTCGCCCGACTTATCCAAGTCGGAGGCGATGACATCCATCGCCATTTCAAGGTTGGCCTCGGGATTGGTGCCCAGCCGGCGCATGATGGCGGTGTTCTGGCCAGACAGGTCCAGGCCGCGCAGCACCGCCTCGCGCAGGTTGCCGGTCCCGTAGAGCTGGTTGTATTCGTGCCAGGCCACGCCGTCCTTGAAGTGCAGCACACGTTCCTGGCTGATCTTCTTGGCGATGTTGGCCGGCCCTTTGAACCCGTTGGGCTTTGGCGCGTCGGGCGACTTCAGGTGGTTACCGGTGACCAGGCCGTTATAGACACCGCGCAGAAAACTGGCTTCATCGGCCACACCGTCGAAGGTCTTCGGGTCCAGGCGCGGCAGGATATCAGCGGACCACTTGTCAAAACCGGCCGAGCCGATTTTCTCGCTGTCGTGGCTCTGGCGGGCAATGTAGCCCGGAATCTTGCCAATGCTGGCCCCGGCCCGGTTTGCGTCGATACGTGCCGCCTCCTGGTATTTCTGGATGATGCGCGCGATGTCCACCACCTGGTCGTTCAGCTTCGACGTGTCCAGGCCGTTGCCGATCTTCCATAGGGCATCCGCGATATCGACATCTGACCCGCCATTGGCAAGCACGGCTGTCAGGTCTTTGGCTTCCAGGTCGTGGATCAGCCCGCCGATGTACGCATCCCCCAGCGCCTTCTGCTCGGCGGCCACCGACAGGCGCGAACCCTGGCGAGCAAGGTTGGTGCCCACCAGCAGGGATTCGATGCCAAGGTCTGGGCGGTCGGCGAAATTGTTACGCACGAACGAAACGATCTCGCTCCGCCGGCGCAGGTTGATCAGCGCGTTGCGACGTTCGATCAGTGCGGCCTGCTGTGCCTGCTTGCCCAGTTCATCAGCAGCTCGCAGGGTTGCCTGCTCCATGCCGAGCGCGCCTTCCCTGGCCATGATTTCCTTGGCACGACCGCGCAGCAGTTCAAAAATCTCGACCAGCTCCTGGTCCTCAAGGTCGCCTGCGGCGGCCCGTACAGCGTCGATGCAAGGGTTCATTGTCCGTTCCTTATGTCGCACACGGCGGCGGCGCGGTAGGCCTTCGAATAGCGCTCGGCCCGCTCTGCCTGGGCTCTGGCAAGGTCTGCCTCTTCGCGGCCTGCAGCCAAAATGGCGGAGCGATCCTGCTCCGGGAGCTGGTCGAGCATTTCGTTTACCAGTGCATCGTCCTCATCGAACGCCTGCTGGGCCGACTCAAGATCGTCCTGGCTGTCGGCTTTTGCCTGACCATCGGTTCTCAGGCTTTCGGCCTGACCTTCGGGGTCGACGCGCCGGGTCGTGGGGCGCTTTACGTACTCCATGGCAGCGCCTGCCTTACCTGGAGCTTCCAGGTCGAACAGTGCATTAACGTCGATATCCCGGCCACTCACAGCCTGGGCCACGGCGCTGCGCAAGGCGCTGTCACGCACCGTCCAGTCGGCAGCCTCGGCTGTTTCTCGGGCAGTACTGATGGCGGCGCCGAGCGGGCGCTGCTGGTAACCGTGCATGATCTGCTTGGCCCTGGCCTCGATCTGCGGGCGCAGGCGCTCAGGGATTTCGCCGCGCTCGATCAGCCCAAGGTCGCGGCGGTCAAACTCGCCAGCCCGGTTACGCTCGAGCACTGTGTTGATTTCTGCCTGGCGTGCGCCGATCTGTTCGCGCTGCACGGCTATGTCCTGGCGGGCGGCGCGCTCTGCCTGCTTGCGGCTCATGCGCTGGCCCTGGTACTGCTTCGCCAGATCCTTGAACGTGCTGTCCAGGTTCATGGATTGCTGGGTAAGGGCCAGCCGCTCGGCGTGCAGGTCAGCCACGTTGCCGACGCGCTCGCCGGTCAGGGTTGGGCGGATCTCATCAATGGCTTGGCGCTGGGCGTTGCGGTACAGGTTGGCGCTGTCGGCCTCAAGTTGCCGGGACAGGGTTGTGCGAAGCGCTGCCTCCGGGTCTTGATCGAACAGGCGCTCGAAGTCGGCAGTGCGCAGGGAAGACGGTGCCGCCGCTGGGGCTTGGCGATCAGCGGCATTCAGCACGGAATCAGCCGCTGGCGTCTCAGTAGCCAGTCGCCGGCGCAATGCGTCCGACACGGCACCGCCGACGCTGTGCAGCCCTCCGCCGAGCACACCGCCAAGAGCGATGTTCGCCAGCGAATCGGACAGACCATATTCGGTCTGATCCATATTGGCGGCGATCAGCGGGAATGGCTCGACAATAGCTGCGCCCACCGCCCCCTCTACTGCGCCAACACCAGCACGCACCGCGGCGCGACCAAGCGGGCCAGAAGCGCGCGCCAGCATGGCGCTATAGCGAGCGGGACCCACCACCGGCACGAACGCCGACGCGACGTTCAGCGGGTCAAGCAGTGACGCAGCCAGGCTGGCGGCCACTTGCGTGCCCATGGATCCGCCGCCGGCCCGTGCCAGGACCTGCTGGCGGGCGGCCTGCTCACGGTGCCGGTTGACCAGCACATCCAGCGCGCCTTCACGAATGCCCTGGTCCGGGATCTTGATGTCCAGGCCCATGCCGGCCACGCGCTCCCGGGCGACCTGTGCATCCAGCATCGGCGTATCGGGAGCGGCGCGACCTTGATCTGGGGCAAGGTAGGACTCGGGCCCCATGACCATGGCCTGGCCCTGCTCCTGCGCGGTCAGTTCCTCGGTTCGGGCCAGCGACGTGGTGGGGTTGGTGTCGAACGCACTGCCGAAGGACGCATCGAACACTTCGCCGGTATCGGCAGGGATGTCGAGCATCGTCCGCCGGCGCAGGACCGGCGCATCGCCTGCAAAGATCGTCATGGCATGATCCCCAGCGGGGCAACACGATACTTGCCGGACTCTTGCAGCCCTTCAGTCTGGAGCTGATCCCAGGTTCGAATGATCGGCTTGCCGTCTTTGCCCATGAGCTGATAGCCGTTCAAGGTCAGCGCCAGACCGCTTTCGTCGTTGGTCGGTACCCATTGACCGCTGGATTGCAGTGCTTCGTACAGCTGTTTGGCGTTCTGCTCGTCGGTGACGCCCTGGATTCCGGGAAGGACCATCAATTCCTCAGGCTTGATGGTTTGCAAGGCGCGCTCGGCACCGCGGCTGACAGCGCCAGTGTCCAGCGTTTTCGGTACCCGATAGGTGCCGAAGAAGTCGTATTTGTCGTTGACCATGCCATCTACAACGCGCCGGGCAGCATCTTTCGGGCTCTCGCCCTGGAGCACGTAGGAGGTCGCCGTGCGCAAGGCTGCCTTGTACATGGTGCTGTAGGTGCTGGCCGATCCGACCTGACCCTGGAGTGATTCGGCGAACGGGGCCATGGCCGCCTGGATGTTCTGGCTGATCTCATCCTTCTGGCCTTTTTGCAGGCCGATATCCAGGTCCTTGTTCGGGATGCTGGCGACCGACGCCATGCGTTCAGCGATGTCTTTCGGCAAGCCGGTGGCGATGACTTGGGCCTCGGCCGGCAACTTCTTGCCGACCTGCTGAAGCACGGTCGGGAAGTCCTTGCCCCACAACTGGGCCTGTTGCTCGATCAAGGCAGCGGCGCTCTCCCCGCCATTGATCTGCTGGTTGAAGTTGGCAGCCAACTGGTCGGCGGCCTCCTTCGGAAGAAGCTGAGGCTGTGCCACGCCCAGGCGACGCTGTTCCGCCATGGTAGCGGTGGCATACGCCTGGTACGCCTCGGGCGTGCCTTCTTCCTGCGCAGCGGCGAAGGCCTGGCGCACGATCGGGCTGTACTTTGTGACGTACCCAGCGGGGTCTGTCTGCTGCTGCTTGAGCAGGCCGACCGCTACACCGGTCAGGTGCTGGTAAAGCTGCGAGTCTTCCTTGAAGCCCTCAGTCGCAATTCCGCCCTTGCCCGGCTGGAACTTCGTCAGGATTTGCTCGCGCTCTTCTGGCGATGCGGTGGCAAATTCGCGGATGGCCGGGGCCACTTCCTGGATCTTGGTGAAGGACTTGTATTCCTCCTGCGCCTTGTCGCCATATGCCGCTTTGAAGTCCGCAATGGTTGGCGGGTTATCGAAGTCCAAGCCCTGGGAGTAGGCGGCACTGGCGTCCTGCACGCGGCTGCTCAGTTCCATCCGGTTGATGGCCTGGATCTGCCGCGCCTCGATCTTGCGTTGCCGGGCCTCGGCCTCCAGACGACGGAATCCCTGATCAATGCCACTGCTGGCCCGGATCTGGTCCTCGGCGGTCATCGTATCCTTCAGGGATTCGAAGTAGCTCTTGGCCTTCTGCGGAGAGTCCACCAGCATGCGCTGGATGACTGCCGTGGACATGGAGCTGTTGGTTTCCAGCCGTTCAGCCTGGGCAGCCTCCGGCGAAAGGCCCAAGCGCTCTGCACGGCTCGCCAGCACAGCGTCGATCTTCTGTCGGTACTGTTGAACCTTGGCCGGATCCTGGTATTCGAGGGCGGCGCCTTGCATCGAGGTTTCGAGCTGCCCTTTTTCGACCTGGCCGTAATAGTTCTGGCGCTCGTTGTACTCATACCGGTTCAGGTCGTTCGACAGCGAGTTGCGCCGGCTGGCGACGATCTGCGCGTAGCGAGCCTTCTGTGCGTCGTTGGTCAGGTTCTTGGCGATATCAGCCTGGGCCTGCTCGAACTGCTCCAGGGTTTGGTTGGTGATGTCGAGGGCATTCTTGCCTTTGCGGCTGTAGACGCCCCCCTCGCCATACATGTTTTGCTGTTGCCATTTGGTCAGCTGGTTGTCGGCGTCCATCAGCATGGCCGTGTCAGCTTTTTCGCGCTCCTTGGCGACCAGGATCTCGGCACCACGCTGAAAACTGCGCAGCCCCTGCTCAATGCCGGAATTGTCCGGCGCTACACCGCGTAACTCAACGGCGCGGCCTGGTTGCTGCTGGACCTGGGCTGTGTCGAATGTAGGTACTCTCATGCCCGGCCCCCGGCGAACGAGCCGAATGCGCTACCCAGGCCGCCCAGGATGGAGCCGGTAGCCTTGTTGCCCGCATTGGTCACGGTCTGCACGGCATTCATCCGATCCTGATCGGCCTGGATCCGGTAGCCGTAGGCTTCGCGGGCGGCGTTGTTCTGGATGGTCAGGGCATCCAGCTCGCCGATCATGGCCGTGTCATCCTGCAGTTGGGCCGCGCTGCCGCTGTTCACGTCGATTCCATTGGCTGCTTGTACGGAACGCTGCGTGCCGACCGCCTGCCCGGTCCGCACACGCTGCCAATCTGCGGAGGTGTCGCCGGCAAAAATGGATTCCTGGGCGGCTTGTTCCTTCAGGGCGGCGTTTCGGTTGAGCATCCCCGCACTGTAGGCGCCCTCCTGCCTGGCGTTCTGGGCGCCCATCATTCCGCCGACCAGCGATATCGCGACAGGGATCAATGCCATCCAGCACATAATCAGTTCTCTCTGTTCAAGGTGAATGGGTAAAACGGAAAGCCCTTGGGGCCGTAGGGTGTGGCCGGGCCAAATTCGAAACCCAGCCACTTCAGCCAGCGGATTGCGGCGGTGTTGCGGGCATCCACGTAGTTGATCAGGTGGTTGTGCCGGGTCAGCATGCCCTGCACCTCTGGCTTGCAGACCTTGAGGAAAGCACGTGCGTGGCGCTCGACATGCACGGTGCTGATCAACCATGGGATGCCGATCGATCCAAGGATGTTGTGGATCGCATCGCCGAACACCGCCACCACCTGGCCGTCGACCACGATCTTCTTGGCGTTGAGGCTGTCGGTGACGGCATCAAGCAGCGCCTCTTCCATGGGGATGCCCAGGGCTTCAGTTATCTCGTCGATGTCAGCCTGGCGCACCAGGGGCAGGATGTCTGGTACGTCTTCTGCCGTTACCGGCAGGACTTCAGCGGCCACCGATGGTCACCTCGGGAATCACGGCCAGCACGGACAGCGGCAGTGGATCGGATTGCCGGATGAACACCCGCCCTTTTCCATTCCAGGCATTCGAGATATTGATCTCCACCTGCCCGGTGATCGCATCCAGTGCCTGCTCGTAAGTGTCACGCTCAGTCTTGGCCTCGTAGAGCGAATCCTTGTCCTTGCCGGCGAAGATCCCTCGCGACTCTTCCACCATGACGGTCAGCGACGTAACCGCGATTTTCTTGTCCAGCACCGTCTCGTTCCCGTTCTTCAGCTCGAGATCCAGGGTTTCCATGTCGGATTGATACGGCAGGCCGATGTGGGCCACGCCTGCCGCCTCTTGCAGAACGACCGTGCCGCCGCTCACCACCCGCTGCGGGTGCACGCTACCGTCTGCCAGTATCGACACGGTTTTTCCTTCAAGGTGGCCCAGGCCGGTGATGGTCTTCGCCATGCGTGCCCAGTCAGCAATAGCATGTCCGCGCAGAACTTCAGGACAAACAACTTGTAGCTTGACGGAAACCACCGTCGGACTGACGTAGTTGGTGACCACAACTCGAACGCTGGCTGTCGTGACATCGCCGTAAACGTCGACAGGGCGGAAACGGATCATGTACTCAACGCCCACGCTTGCGATGGAGAACGGCGCGTGCCCGGCCGCTGTCATGGTGACCACTTCGGGATACTGCCAGCTGACTCCGCCGGTCAGTTGCAGGGTTTTGGTGATGTCGGTGTTTCGTCCGTCATAGGTCAAGCCGCAATCCACAAAGAACGCATCCTCCACTGACAGGACCTGCCGGGTAGCCATGCGCTCGACATAGCGTTTCTGCGCACCGTTGACCGTCCGACGCACGACCATGTAGAGCGCATCCTCCTGGCCCTCGGGAATGCAGGCGATGGATTCGACAAACCCGTCTGTGTCGTGCCAGTGCCAGCCGACAACCTGCTGCTCGGGCAAGTACGTCATGCCCAGCAGCTTCCCGTCGTCGCGCACGTACCAGACGATCGAATCAGGGATTTTCTGGTAGGCGACGGCGGTCAACTCATAACCGCGGAACAGGTGAGCGCTGAACAGAGTCAGGTCGCCGGCGGCGAAGCCATCAGCCTCAAGCGAGTATCCGAACGACGAAACCCGACTGCCGCGTGCCTGGACGTAGACGGCGCTGTTGCCCACCACCACGGGCGGGACGATGGCTGAGCCGTCGTAACCTTCCTGGCTGGCCTGAATGGTCTTGGCGGTCAATCCCGAGTCGCCCCCAGTGAACGTCCATTCCCCACCCGAGGTGAGCCCCAGCAGTTTGCGCAGGCCGATCAGGTGGCGGACCTTGTTCACCTCGGTGCTGGCAATCGTGAACGTGATGGCGTCGTCATCCTTGTTCGGGATGGAGTAGCCGAAGTTCTTGAACAGCCCTGTCTTGCTCATCCAAAAGGTTTGCGGGCTCAGGTTGCTGCCGGCGAAGACCAGGCGCTGCTGGAAATAGCCCACGGCGCCCGGATAGTTGTTCGCGCCCACGAACGGATCGGAGCCGTTCGGCGGCGTGTCGGTTTTCACCGCCGTGATGTTGCGGTCGGTGAAGGTCAGCGCCGTGGCGCGCCCGATGAACCCGTAGATCCCGGCGCCAGCGTTGTCCTTGTACACGATGTAGTAGGTCGCGCCCGTCACCGCGGGCCAGGTGATGGTGGCCGAGGCTGTGTCCGCAAAGATGGTCACGGTGTTGGATGTGACGGGCAGTGATTCATCAATGCTGTTGCCGTCGTCCAGCACTGCGGTGACCTGGTAGCGCCAGACCTGGGTCGCCCCGGTGCCGGCGGTGGCCGTGGCAGTGGCCGACGCTGGCGCGGCAATGCGCGGCGCCAGGCTGAGGTCGGCGGAGGTCCAGTTGTCATGAGCCAGGCGGCTCAGCTCGCGAGGCTTGTACGACGTGTGGGCGAACGTCATCACGTCGGCTGACTGTGTGTAGTTCAACTGTTTCAGGTCGAACTGGCTGTAGGGCATCGTGATTTGGTACGGGAACCCCATGAAGGGACCACTGCTGAATACCACCTGACCGCCATCCTTGATGACCCGCATCAGTTGGTGCGAGAACTGAAGGATGTAGGTCTGCTCATCGTTGAATTGGAACGGGATCAGGCGGCAGAGCTGGCTGGAGTCGGCAACCTCGCACACGAACTTGGTGCCTGGTCGGTTGCGCACGCCGCCGTAGGGCATGACCATGAAGTTGCGGCACAGCTTCAACCCTGTGTAATAGCGGGCAATGTCGGTACGGGCGCTGGCGGACGGCGACAGCTCGCCGGCGGCGAAGGTTGGCTGCAAGGCACTGGTCATGAGCGCACCGACACGAATTCAGACTCGGGCTCTGGATCGTCCTGCGACTCTTCGAAGGCAGAGCCCTGGGCCCGGGTCTTCGCCATTTCGTACTGCTGCTGGCAGTAAGTTTGAAGGTCGGGCTTGGAACTCAGCGGCAGCGCCAGCTCCTGCCCGAGGCGCCATGCCAGCGCATCAACGAACAGCGGGTCGAAGAACGTCGAGTCTTCAACATGGAAGGTAAAGCGCACGCCAGCCTCGGCCTGGTCCGTGTGAATCACGCGGCCGCCGGAATCATAGCCGATCTTGTAGGGGATCTGCTGGTCACTCGACATGGGCCGGCGCTGGCCTGGAATGATGATTTCCCGCACCTTCAAACAGTCGGCCGGATACCGGTAGCGGTACGCCCAGCCCGGCGCAGGGCTACCGATGTCGGCCAGATCCACAATCGACTCGGCAAACGGCCAAGGGAAGTCAGTCAGCACCAGTTCGCGCAGCGGCTTGAAGTACACGCTGCACAGCTCGGCGGCCTTGCTCTTCTCGGTGAACGAGACAATCGGCTGAGTGTGTGCAACCCGCGAGAGCGCCATGTTGCAGATCTCGATATCGCTTGGCATTCGGGAACCCCAGAAATGAGAAAGGGCCCCGAAGGGCCCTAGGTTTGTTGCGGTGGATCAGGCGTCTGGCAGGTTGCCGTCCTTGTCCTGAGCGGCTGCCTTGCCGCTCTGTTTGGCCGGCTTGTCCTGAGCGGCTGCCTTGCCCTCGGCCAGCTTCAGGTTGCCGCCCGGGCTGTCGATCTCCAGGGTTACCGTGTCGCCCACCTCATAGAGCCGGCCGTTGATGAAGGACCGCTCGAGCACTTCGTAATGCTTAGGCATTGGTCTGTACTCCGGCGACCACGCCGGCGGTTACCTTGCCCAGGGTGGGCGCGGTGCCGGTCACGGTGTAGTTGACGCGCAGATAACGCTCGGTCTTCTGCGGCAGGGTGATGACGGGGGTTTGGTAACCCAGCTTCAGGTCGGCCAGCGGAACCACGACCTGGAACAGGGAGCGCGGAGTACTGAACGACGAGTTGTCATCGGTTTGCAGGTCGATGGTGAGGCTGGTCAGGGTGTTGAATGCCTCAACAACCTGAATCAGCAACGGAATATCACCGGCGCGGCCGACGTCCTTGGTGTCGCCGCGGTCGATGATGTCGGTCGATGCCGCCGTGGCAGTGATTGCCTGAGCGTTCGACATGAGCAGCTTTGCGTCAAAAAGCATGATGGTTTCTCCAGAATGGGGGAAACCGCGCAGTCTTAGACTACGCGGGCTTCAGTGTTGAGAAGCGCGTCAACACGCTTGATCGGGATGCCCAGGAATTCGGGGATCTTCTTGCCGGCGTACTCGCCGATGGTCAGGTTCACGTTCTTGGAGTTCATGGCCTGCAGGTGCAGGAACGTCTGCATGGTGCGGTTGGCGTAGATGACGGTACGGCCTTCACCTTGCTCAGGATTGTCCAGCTGGTAGTAGGCTTTGATCATCAGCTCAATGATCTTGGCGCCGGTGGCTGCATCGCTGGTCAGGGTGGTGACGTCGATGTTGGCGATCCGGGCGTTCGCACGCCAGTCGCGCACGGACATGCCGATATCCCACTTGAAGTGGTCGCGGTAGGCCTGGAACTCGCCGCCGTTCGCGTCCTTGACAGTGTCTTCGCCCAGGTTTCGGTGCTGGAAGCCGGCCACGCTACCCTTCGGATACAGCAGGTGCGTGGTCATTTCGCCCCAGGTGACGAACCAGATCGAGGCGTTGGTCGAACCGGTACCGCCTGCATCAACGATGTTTGCACCGGACTCGGCCGATTTGTCGTTGTAGCGCGGCGCCAGGCCCAGGAACGCTTCAGGTTCGGAACCGGTGTTGCCGTAGAACATGTAGCGCGCGGCTTTGTTGTTGAAGCCTTGCAGTTTGGCGATGTTCTCCGAAACGCGGAACGCATCGGCGTTGCCCGACAGGTCAGCCAGCGCTTTGTCGACCAGGCCGTAGTCTTCCATCATGCCCGTGGTGTCGAGCACCGGTACGGTGGTGGATTTGCTTGGCTGGATGCCTTTGTTGAACAGGCGCCAGGTTGGCTCTGGGATACCGGAGCGCATGGTGGTCTTGTGCTTGGAGCCGTCGTTGCACTCCTGGTACTCGGCGTCCATGAGGATGTCGTTTTGCTTTGCCATCAGCTCGACGATCTTCATGACCTTTTTCTGGCTATCTTCCCGGCTGAACTTATCCAGCAAGGTCGGCATGGTGGAAGTGAGAATGCCCATCTGTGTATCTCCTACATGGTTTCAGGGCCTTACTTGAAGGCGTCGATGATGCTCATTTCTTTGGGTGCAGGGGTTTGGCTGCCAGGGAGGACCAGCTTGTCTTCGGAGATCGCTTGGCTGATGCGGTGAACGAACTTGAACATCTCCGGGTTGTTGCCCAGCCCGGTGGCGGTGAGTACCTCCCTGAGTTCGGGGCTGCCAAACGCTTGAATTACTTTCACGGCGCTGGCCACGCTCTTGTCGAAGTTCTCGCCGCCAAGCTCTGGGTCGTTCTTGACTGCCGCCATCCATTGCTCTTTCTGTTTTTCAACGGCGGCCTGGTATTCCTGGGCCTGCTTGTTGGCGATCTTCGATTGCAGGTCGATAAGCTTTTGTGCCGCCTCCTGCGAGATGTTCAGTTCCTTGGCCAGTCCGGTGAATTCGCCGAGAACCTCGGCATCCAGCTCCATCCCTTCGGCGAGCTTGAATTCGCCATAGGCTTCGGGCGCGCCTTTCGGCTCGTCTGCCTTTTCATCCTTGGGCTTGTCTTCGTTGGTTTTTGCAGGATCCTCTGGCTTTGCCGGGTCACCTTCGGGTTTAGGGTCGGTGGCCGCTGGTGCTGCTGGAGGGGTTAACATCGTGGATTCGGACGCTGATGCCGGTGCTGGTGCAGCCGCAGGTGCTGGCGTAGAGCCGCCAGAGGTCGCGCCGTCGGCTGTGGCTTCGTTCATCAGGGCGTGGCCCATCAGTTTCATCATCAGGCGATTCAATTGGTTTCATCCTCTACAGGCTTGGGGGCGTTCTCGGCGGCCATGACCGGGAACAACGCCGGACACAGCTGATTCACTTCGCCCAAAAGAAAAAGGCCAACATTGCGTTGGCCTTCGTTGAAGTTCATGACCCCTCCGTGGGGGTTGAATGAGGGTTCGAACACCTTGCAGTGCCCCATCAGGCGCCACATGAATCGGCGGCCTCGCTCATCGTTCATCAGCCAGCGAAAGTCGGCAGCCTGCTTCTGGCGCTCGGTGCGCTCTGCTTGTTCACCCGCTTCGCGCAGGGCATTCAGTTCCTCAAGTCCATCCATCACAGGGCGCTCGCAAGCTGGGTCAAGGCGTTATCGCTAGAGGTGTCTGTCTGGCTGAGCATCTGCGCGCCCTGGATGACGCTGCCCAGCTCCTGCTGCATCTGCTGAGCCTGCTCTGCCTGGGCGCGCTGGTCGCGGATCTGGGCAACCATGTCGTCAGCGCGGACCAGGGTTGGCGGCACGCCGATCAGTTCGAAGTACTGGCGCATGGCTTCGTCGGCGTCGAGCAGGTCGAGCGGCGACAGGCTTTGCGTGGTGGTGGCGACCTGGCCGGCGAACCCAATGGCGCGCTCGATGCTGGACACGCCGATAGCCTTCTGGGCCTGGGCCAGAATGCTGGTGAACTCGACGCGCAGGTCCAGGCCGGCCAACTCCTTGGGCGGTGGTGGCAGCAGTGGCGCACCTGGGAGCAAGCCCATCCAGCGCGGCACGGACTGTTCCAGCATCTGGTTGAAGTACATGTCGACCAATGGGTCGAGCAGGTCATCGGTCTGGCGCTCCAGGACTGGGCCCAGCATCAGCAGCTTCTCTTCCTTGCGCGTGGCGATCTCATAGGCTGTGCGCACACTGTCCATCTGACTGATCATCAGGAACAGGTCGACGAAATACGCGGTGTCGATGATCTCGCTGTCTGCCTGGATCTCACCTCGCAGTTGACCCAGCCACGCTGGCTGTACGTCGTAGAGCGGGGCAAACTTGGCGCCGTTCTGCATGTCGTTGAGGTAGGTGATGCTGCCCGGCAGGATCGACGCGCGCTGTCCCTTGAGGCTGGCCGGGGCACCCATTGGCGGCCTGACGCCCTTCTCCAGCAGTTCGGCCTTGCGCATTTCCATCAGCTGCACGGCCTTGGTAGAGCCGATGCACATCGAGCCAGGACCAGTGCCGTAGACATCCTCGCCCAGCACATCCCAGCGCGGCGCCATCACAGGGAAGGTCTTGAACCCGGACTTGCGCAGGATCGTGTCCTTGTCGCTGCCCTTCTCCCAGTACACGGAGCGGTACGGCATGTTCTCGTTGTCGGCAAGTTTCGGGTTGCGCCCCTCGTTGGGCTCGATGGCGTGGCAGATCTCGACCCAGGTCTCAGGGCTTTTATCGAGAAAGCCCCGGGCGGTCGGGCTCATCTTGTCCTTGCCAAACTGCTGCTCCATCTGGCGGGCAGTCATGCGGAAATCGCGATAGAGCGTGTCCACCTGGTTGCGGCTGTTGTTGGCGAGCATGTAGCTGCCAATCGCCAGCGGGTAGGCGCGCAACAGGTCGTCTTCATCAGGCTGCAGGAACATCGGCGCCGTACCAAATGTGCCCTCTTCTGCATAGCGGTTAGGCAGGACGCTGTAGATGTTCGAGCGCGCCATTACCTCGCGCATAGCCGTCTCAGCGGCGAACAACCACGCCTTGACCGGCGCGAAGTCCATCAGCGACGGGTCTGGGGTGCCGAACTTTACCCAGGGTGACGCAGGGTTGGTCATGCCAGTGTGCATGCCGGCGCCCAGGGTGCGAGCTGCAAACGATGCCCGCGGGTTGATGATCTTGCGGTCCCGGCGCTTCCCGCTGTTGGTGTCCTCGTTGTTCCAGCGCCCAGACCGAGGGCTGATGAAGTCGCCGAGTTCTTTCCACTCAGACAGCCAGTTGGTGTCGCGCTCTTCTTTCAGCCGCTTGTAGCGCTGTTCGAGGCGTTCGCGCAGGGAGTCAGCCAACTTACACCCCCAGCAGCGTTTTCTGGCTGGTGTTGGCACCGCCCAGAAGCCCGGACGCACCGGTGAGGATCGTGCCATTCTGCCCGGACAGGGCCAGGCGCCGGCGGCGTTCAGCATCCACGGCAGCCTGCACCGAGTCGCTGCTGGTGGTCGGCGCCGTGGTGCTGGCCGTGCCTGATCCGGTCATGGCCTCAGCTGCCGCTTTCTCGCGCTCGGCCTTGTTAAACATACCGGTGTTCTCGCCCATCATATTGGGCAGGCCCAGGCCTTCGAGAACCACGTCACCGCCACGCAGCGGGTCCAGGTCCACGACCTTGTTCACTAGTTTCTTGATCTTTTTGCCGCACATGTTCATGCCTCCGCATAGGGGTCGTAATCGGATTCCAGTTCACTGTTGGGGCCGCCACCGCTGCCGGTGTACTGGCTCTTCATCACAGGCATTGCGTAGGTCAGGGCCAGGGCGTCGGCATAGTCAGGCGACAAGCCGAGGCGCTTCTTGATGTCGTCTTTCTTTTCCAGCGCGATCTGGTCGCTGTTGTTGTGCCCGTACATGGGCGAGGTCAGTTCCGACTCAAGCTCGGTGCTGTCCTCGATGGCCAGGCCGGCGCGCAGGGCCTCGCGCAGCTTCCACCACATATAGGTGCGCATGTTGGCGTAGTGCCGATCTGGTGCAGCACTGGCGAAATTCACGTCAAGGATGACGATTCCAGGCATCAGGCGGCGCAGCTGGTCAGCCACTGGACCGCCTACACCGGTTGAGTCCACAAAAACGGCATCAGGCCTGTGTTCCTGGACAACGGTGCAGACCTTGGCGATGAACAGCGTGGTGTCACGAGTTTCGCTGCCGGGGATGCTCATGGCCTTGATCGACCGAGCATCCAGGCCGCGACGGAACACAATCACGTTGCTGTCGGCGCCGCCACGGGCAATGTCGATTCCGCAGACCGTGGCATCGTCCATGCCATACACAGGCTCGCGCTTCATCGCCGACGCTACCCAGTCGGTCGGGATCAGTTGCAATTCGGAAGCCCTCGGGAACATGCCGCGTACACGGATGCGGAAGAAGTCGCTGTCTTCCCCGTAGTCCGCCTGCCATTTGGCAATCTGTGTCTTGTTGGTGCCGTCCACTGTGCGGCTGTCGACTTGCCGGTGGCTCCAGCGGTGCTTGTATCGGGTGAAGCATTCGCGGAACCGGCCCGTGTTCTGGGTCGGGTTGCCGAATGCAGCCCAGATGATCTCGGTGTTCTCGTCGGTCAGCGCGCCCTCGGCCACTTCCCACACCAGGTCAGCAATGGCTGAAGCCTCGTCGAAGATCAGCAGCAGGCGCTTGCCTTCGTTGTGCAGGCCGGCGAAGGCCTCGGTGTTGCTCTCCGACCAGGGCACGGCGTCGATACGCCAGTTCTTTTCGTGCTCAGGATCGTTGCTGATCAGCGCTGTGGCCGTCAGGCGAAACCAGTGCGAGGTGATTGAAAGCCGATTCCACTTCGCCACCTCGGGCCAGGTTTTGGTCCTGAGCTGGGTTTCGGTGTTGGCCGTGACAACGCCCCGCGTGTCCTGGGCAGTGTCCAGTGCCCACTTGATGAGCCAGGACACCAGGGCTGACTTGCCGATGCCGTGACCACTGGCCGTGGCCTCATGGATGACATCACCCAATTCCTTGGCGCCGGCCCGGAGCTTCTTGCCAATCGAGTCGAGGACATCGATCTGCCACTGCCTAGGCCCTGGCTTCTTTGCCAGCTCAGTACCAGGCTCACCCCAGGGGAACGCGTACCAGACATAGCCCAGCGGATCATCGGCAAATGAAAGGATGTCCTCGACCAGCTGCTGTTCGAGGTCAATCTTTGCTGGCGCGTTCACGGGCTTTTGCCATTCGTTCAGAGAGCGAGACGTTGACATCAACGCTCACCTGGTCGCGGAAGGCGTTCACATTGACGTGCTTGCCAAGCAATTCGAGGTTCTTCAGCTTGTCAGGCCACTTGATTTTGCGGATGACGCTCTCGATGTCACCCGACATCATTTCTTGAACATCCATGCCGCTGAGCGTCTGGCGCCAAACCTTCGGCCAGTCCAGCACAGGCTTGAAGTTGCCCGTGTTGTCGAGGATGTCCACCACGTCCAACTGGTCGATCTCAACCAGGCGCTTCAGCACGTAATCGGCATTGATCTCGGTGCGCTGCTGGCGATCCTGCATGCGCTTCTGTAGTTGCGCCTGGACTTCAACATCCTTCAACAGCCTCTGACCCTGCGAATAGGCTGTCTTTTCGCTGTAGCCGGCACGCAGGGCGGCCTGGGTGGCGTTCAAGTCGATAAGGTACTCGTCCACGAAGCGAGCACGCTTACCGGTCAGCTCAGCCATGGTTACTCGCTCACTGGCTCTTCGGTAACAGGCACTTCTGGCTCAGCGGTCGCCTCAGCCTTCACCTCTTGCACCCACAGGTAGCGGGAGAAGCCTGCAGTGACCTTGCCGTTGGTGATGAACATCAGGCGGATGGTGTCGGCACAGAACTCGATTGAGTCCGCCTCGACAATGATGTTCTCTTCGTAGGTGCGGACTTTGAAGGCTGGCATTGGATACCCCTATTTGCTCTTGCTGCGCTGAATGGATGCGTCTACCTGGTCGGCGCAGGTGTCCAGCAGGTTGATGGCGCGGTTCTTGAGGTTCCAGACGTCGCCGTTACTGCGAAGGTCTTCGTCTTCCTCGCTTATGCGCTCACACGGAACCAGCTCGGGCGAGTCAATTCGAATGGCGCTTGTCTTTGTCACTACCTGGGGCTTTGCCGCGCAGGCCGTCAGGCAAAGGCTGATCAGCCCAATCACGAACAGGTTTGCTGTTGCGCTTGAGGTCTTCAAAGTCTTTCCTCGCCTTTTTGGCTTTTTGCTCGCTGGCTTTAATGCGGGCGGCAAGGTCTGCGGTGTACGCAGCGTTGCGCTTTGCTTCGGCCTGCAGGGTGGTGATGGTGGCCTGACTCTCGGCGTTGGCCTCGACGGCTTTCTGCTTCTCCCCCTGCTCGAAGGTGACAGAGGCTTGCAGGGCCATGACCCGGTATTGCTGAATCCCGATGAGCAATGCACCCACCAGGGCAATAACTGCGGCCAGGGCCAGGGCGCGGAGGATGCTCATTCCAGCCCCCGGCGCACGCCTTCGGCCAAAACGTGCTCAGGGTATTCATACCCGGCGTTTTCGTGGTGGATGATGGCGCGGACGAAGCCAGCCATGACATCAGGGTCGCGCAGGTTGATCTCTGCCCCCGGCCGGGTGCCGGTATTCAGCTCCACGGCGCGCACGTAGGCGGCGGTGTCGTTCTCTACGCTCGGTGCCCACCGGTTGATGATCGCCTTGACGGTCTTGAGCCCATGCTTGTTCTGGTAGGTCAGCAGCAGCTTTGCCAGAGCACGAATGCCATTCTCGGGCGTATCGAACCGGGCGAAGCGCGACTCAATGGCCGGGATCGGCGGCAACTGGCCCTTCCACTTGTTGGCCTTGTTGTAATCAATGTTGCCGGGGTTGTTGTTCCGGACGCCGCGCGTGGTGGTCATAGCGTCTCCACCTTCTTGCCAATGAACTTCAGAGCAAACTCACGAATAGCTGTCACGCCGAGGAATCCAATCATCCCGCCGGCGGCGACAGACAGACCTTCTGGCCAATCCATCCACTTGATGATGCTGCTGGCTGACAGGCTCAAGCCGCCACAGATCAGCGATTCCAGGATTACGCGCCAAACCCTCGTCTCCTTTGCGTCGTACAGAACACGAAGGAGAGAAATTGTGGCTGCCATGATTGCTCCCTGCCAAAGCGGGTTGCTTAGGACTCGCGAGACGTCCGCCCAGAAGGTAGGGTCTTTATCTGGAGTCATCTTTGGCGTCTCAGGTGGTCCCTTTCGGGGTTGGAGTAAGAAGGCCTGCGAGGCCAGGCGTAATTCCGTGGGGAGCGGATTCGCCAAAATCTGGGCACAAAAAAGCCCGACTCAATGGCCGGGCTTGTCTGGAGCGGTAAAACCGCAATCTGTGGGCAATATGCCAGTTCCGTGTTAACACGTCAATGAGTTAAACGGTTTCTCCATTGCTCCCAACGGCGGCGGCAGCACGAACAATTGCACGCCGCGCGGCGGCTGCTGGATCAGGCTTGGCTGGCTCGCTGAAATTCCCATATGTGCAGGCAAGAGTGTAGTTATCGTTGATCTCGACATTCATGCCGAGCTTCACTGCCAGCCTGAACGCATCGCCGTCATCGGCGAGCGGGTTCCATAGCAGTGGCTGGAGCTCGCCGTGGCGCTCTGCCCAGTGCGTTAGCCATGCCCGCCCAGTGTCGGTTTCAAATGTACCGTCGACAACAAGTCCAGCAGCCTTTGCCGCCAGTTCCAGCAGTTCTTGATCAGTCATTCCTGCCCTCCAGTTCTTTCAGCATCGTGTCATGAGTTAACTGGGCCATTGCCTGTGCATAGGCTGCAATCTCGTTCATGTACCACATAAAGACAGCATCAAGGCGACTGCCTTCAACGCGGTAGTGCTCTTCGAACGATCGGCCTCCATGATCTCTGGCGAACCACTCTCCGAAGGTCGGGATATTGTCCATGACCAATTCTCTCTGGCATGTAGTGCATGTGTCTTGAGGACTGATACCGGTGAACATCTGAGTTCCGCACATCTTACAGACGGGCGGGTCCTCATGAACCAGGGCATAACTGGTGTGGTGAATTTCACGCATTTCTGCAAGCAGACTCAGGACGATTGGGCTTATTGTTTGGATTGGAGTCATGCCGCCATCCTCATATCCAGGCACGCTTGAACGTAGTTGTTCCCCGCGATGATCAGCTCCCGGACCTTGAGGCGCGATAGGCCAAGCCCCTTGCCGACCGACTGCATTGTCATGCCGGTGCAGTAGTAAAAGCGAATGCAGTCGGCAGTCATAGGGTAGCGCTTCCAGAGCGAGGCCACAGCACGATCGATCATCATCGCCTCATCATCGCTGATCGCCGCCGGCAATGACCGGGTTACTTGCTCGACGTTATCACGCATCAGGGCATACAGCGGGGATACACCGTAGCCAGGCACGCCAGCGCCCTGCCATACCCAGCGCCCCCATTGGGTGAGAAGTTCTTCGGCGTCGTAGGTCATGCTGCGGCCCTCTTGAGTTCTCTGGTCTTTGCCCGGTATTCGGCCTTGATGGCCTTGATTTCTTCCACGGTGTACTTGCGGGGCTCATGAGGCCCTTCGAGCCAGGCAACTTGGTCGGCGCCAATACGCAGCACCAGCCGGATGCGATATTCCACGGCATTGCCGGAGAGGTTGCGATTGCATTTCACGCACTGGCGGTGGATGTTCAGCGGCTCGAAGCGCAGCTCAGGGCACGCGCCGACGGATCGGTAGTGGCCGGCGTCCCAGCGACTACCGGTCATTAGGTCGTTGTCGTTCGGCATCGAGTCGCAGCTGATGCACGGCAGATGAGCGTCACGCAGGCGGACGTACTCGTTCACCGCGGCCTGAGCCTCGCGCAGGTGGTCCGCCCTGCTCTTCAGCTTTTCCTTACGAACCTTGATTTCCTGGCGCTCGACCTGGGCCAGCGACTTGCGGGCCTTCTCCTGGTTGGGTTTGTTCGTCGCGGCGTCGGCAATTGCGCAGGCTGGGCTGCAAACGCGCTGGCCCAGGCGTGCAGGAACGAAGGGGGCCCTACAGGTCTGGACGGCGCATTTCTTCGGGCGGGGTTGCTTGGGAGTGAGCATCAAAGAGCCCTCACCCGAGCAAGGTATTGATTACGTTTTTTATCTTCCTCTCGGTCTTGCATATGCCGAACGAGGCTGTCCAGGCGGCGCATAGTCCGAACAGATGGCCGGAACTCAGCCCCAGCCCCGTACTCAGTCCCGTATGCATAAAATGCGTTTTCAATCCAGACTCTCACTTTGCCTAGCTGCGCTGTGTGAGCCCCTACCTGAACTGACTCCCAGTGCCTATCAATCAGTCGATTAAGCGCCGCGTCCCACTCTGGACAGTACTCTTTCAGATAGCCCATTCCGAAACAGGTGGAGACGGCCCATCGCCAGTAGAAATTCCTCATGCTGCGTCTCCAAAGTCGATCTTCATCCGCTGGTACTCGCTGTCCTCGGGATGCGGCAGATAGATCCCGTGCTCCGCCGCCCAGGCATCGATGCAGCTCATGAACGCGTGCATTTCGCCCTTGTCCAGTTGGCTGGTGTGACGCAGCTCGTAGCGCTCGGTGACTTCGCCGGTCTTGAGGTTGATGTCGCGGATGACCTCTTCGCCCAGGAAGGTCAGCTTCAGGTTCCGCTTCATGTTTTCCATGTTCATCGGGGCGCCAGTGGCGAAGGTGGTCTTGCCCATGGACACAAAGAACTGGGCAGCGCACTCACACCACTTGTGAAACAGGGCGTTCTGGGGAAGGCTTCGGCTGGCCCCGGTGATGGTCACGTTGCAGGGGAATCCATTTTTGCGGATGGCCGCTTGAAGGCTGGAGAGTTCGGCCAGGGAGTTTATGCGCAGTTTCTCAGCCACGGGTCACCTCCAGGATTGCTAGAGCCCAGAACACGCCGATGGACAGGGCCAGAAGGGTCAGGGCGATAGTGCAGTGGGTTTGGTCGGTCATCAGAAGCGCTCCCTATTCCTGTAGCGGCTGGACAGTGGAGTGACCTTTGCGGGCTGCTCCTCAACCGGCTCAGGCTTCCAGCCGGCGGCAAGGTTCTCGAAGCGGTTGTACTGACCCAGGAAGGCGGTACGGACGGTTCCCGTCTCTACGTCACGCCCCTTGCCGATAATGATTTCGGCGATTCCCTTCTGATCGCTGTTTTCGTGGTAGACCTCATCGCGATACACGAACAGGATGACGTCGGCGTCTTGCTCAATGGCGCCAGACTCACGGAGGTCAGAGGGGACTGGGCGCTTGTTTGGGCGCTCTTCGCACTTGCGGGAAAGCTGGCTCAACAGCACGACAGGGATACCCAGCTCGCGGGCCAGGAGCTTGCAGCCGCGGCTGATGCTGCTGACTTCCTCGGTGCGGTTACCGCCCTCGCCATCCATGAGCTGGAGGTAATCAATCATCAGGATGTCCAGGCCGTAGCGCATCTTGTGGCGGCGGGCCAGGGACCGGATGCGGCCAACGGTGGCGCCAGCGCGGTCGGCGATGAACAGCTTGGATTTTTTAATCTTGCCGACCGCCACGCCCAGACTCTGCCCGTGCTCCCTGCTGGCCGTACCGTTCTTGATCAGGTTGAGGGGAATCCTCCCTTCTGAGGCAACCGCCCGATCAATCAACTGACCTTTGCTCATTTCCAGACTCACGACCAAGCCAGACTTGCCCTGGCGGACTGCCGCGTCGATCACAAATCCCATGGCGAGCGTCGTTTTGCCCATTGCAGGCCTGCCGGCGACGATTATCAATTGCTCTGGTTGCAGGCCGCCCAGCTTTTCGTCCAGCTCGGTCAGCCCGGTAGACATGCCGATCAGCGTCTGCCCGCTGGTGAACCGGTCGTGCCGCTCTTGCCACACTTCCAGCTGGTCAATCAGAACATCCGAGGCTTTGACCACCTCGTCAGCACCGGAACCGCCGTCAATCGCCATGGCAGCCGTCTGGATGGCGGCTATTTTGGCCTGGGTATCCTGATCGCCTTGGGCGATGTCCATGGCTTGGCTGCCCAGGTCATACAGCGCCCGGTCAATGGCTCGCTCACGGACGATTGCCGCATACGTCGCGGCGCTGGCAACGCTCGGTGTGTTGTCGACGATTTCACCGCAGTAGCCCAGGGCCCGGTCACCGTTTGGCATCGTGCCGATGTGTTCTGCGACCGTCAGGAAGTCCACGGCTTGACCAGCAGAGCGCACCGCCATGATGCCCCGGAAGACTTCGGCGTTCTCAGGGAAGTAGAACGACTCGGCCGAAAGGTCATCGCTCAGGGTGTCGATCAGTTCAGGGCGCAGCATCATGGCGCCCAACAAGCCGTGCTCGGCCTCGATGCTGTAGGGATCACGCATTGTAATTGCCCTCCACAACCTTGACGAAGTTGCTCGGGGCGATCAGCCAGTCGAACGAAGCGCGAAAGGATTTCCCGCCATTGCGGCCAGGAACCCGGCCCATCAGGAAGTCGGAGGTCTTCACCTGGAAGAAGTAATCAGCCCAGAACCCGAGGTCGCGATGCACTTCGCTTTCACGCCACCGGGCTTGCAGGGAACGCTTGCGGGTGTCGTTCAGGATTGCGACGGCTGGCAGCTCAGGGAGCGCTGTGTGGTACAGGTTGACAATGGCCTGGTATGGGCAGGGCTCCATGGCTGGCTTTTGCCGAACGAACTTTTCGGGTTGCTCAGGTTGACGCTCGGCGTCGACGACTACCTCGTCAGAGGTAGTATTTGTATTTATTTCTTTATTGTGTGGTAGAAATGCCACAGTGGACGTGGTGGAAACGCCACACTGTGGCACTGCTTTCGGCTTGCTGGCATGGGTATTTTTCTTGTCGATTGCCCACTCATTTACCGGTGCGAAACCGATAGGGCTACGACTGCCCCCAGTGCGGTAGATAACGCGCTGACGAATCAGCTCACAGATTGCGCGGGAAACGTCCTCGCGATGGATGCCGGACATCTGGGCGATGTAGGAGGCGGCGATTCTAGCGTTCTCCAGGTTGTAGCCGGCTGTTTGGCGATGGATAGCCAGGGCAACACGCAGCTCCCGGCCAGACAGATCGGCCCCTATCAGGGCCTCGTACAGATCGTTGTCCATCCGGGTAAATCCCCCGGTATTGCGAAGTGGGATGATATTGCTCATACTTATTCCGTCCTGAAGTGCATATCACTCGACCCGGCTGCAACCGGACGAGACAAAGAAGCCCGCAAATGACTCACACAGTCTTTGCGGGCTTTTTTCTTGGCTACGTCGCTGTACTGGCTCCGGATCAACACCGCCGCCTGCATTGCTTCCTGCATGTGAAATTCTTTTGTTCCTGCCAAGACCGGGCCTGATTCACCCAGGGTCAACAAAACCCGGTCGATGACCTTGTTCACGCTTTCCGCTGGATGTGACGGTCTACCGGCCATGGTCACTCTTCCTGCAACTGATCAACGTTCTGAATCAGCTCCATGTAGCGCTTCGCCTGGTGCAGGAGGGTTTCAATATCCCGCTTGTCGAAGCACTGCATGGCCATAGGAACGACTTTGAGTCCCAGCACCGCCAGGATCTGGCAGAACTGCTCGAACCTTTCCGGCTTCATGCGGCTGATGGTCGCTTCGTCGCAACCGACTGCAAGTGCGACAGGCGCATTGCCGACCGATGCAAGGTGCTGCATGAGAACGGAGTAGTTCTTGCGGGCCCTTACCGTCTGGTCCTGGCTTAATTGGTTGGTCGACATGATCAGGCCGCCATCTCAGCCCAAGGGAAGGACGGGCATAGCGACTCTTTCTTAAACTTTCCATCGGTCAGCAGCTCGGCGCGCTTGGCGATGACAGGAGACATCCCATGCTTTCCACGAACCCATCCAGAGACAGTGCTCTGGTCAACCTTCAGCTTCTCAGCGGCGACCTCTTGGGTCCCAAAGTGGGCGACCAGGTCCTTGTAGATAGTGTTCATAACACCCCTCCATACGGGAATACCCATATCGTAGGTCATGGGAATACCCTTTTGCAAGCATATGGGATAACCCGTAATAATTTCGGGATGGAATATAAAGACCGAATTAAAGCCGCTCGAAAGCACGCCAAGCTAACCCAGGGTGAGCTGGGGAGAATTGTGGGTATCGATCAGACGTCGATATCCGACCTTGAACGTGGCAAATCACAGAGTTCGTCATATAACACCAGCATTGCCCAGGCATGCGGAGTGTCGGCTATATGGCTGGAAAAGAACGAAGGGAGCATGCTTGATTCAGGTCGCGATGCTAACGGCTCCCCGAGTGAGGCAGACTACGCTGTGATCCCTCAATTCAAGGCCCGCGGCGCCTGCGGAGACGGTTACTTAAACGATCACGTTGAAGTATCCGAAGGTCTGGCGTTCAAGCGCGACTGGCTAGCCCGCATGAAGGCCAAGCCGGAAAACCTACGCATCATCTATGCCGAGGGTGACAGTATGGAGCCGTACGTTTTCGACGGTGATGTGGTGATGTTCGACAGCTCATCGGTTGAGCCAAGGGACCGCCAGGCCTACGTTATCCGACGCCCCGACGGCGGCATCAGCATAAAGCGCATGATCCAGCAGATGTCGGGCTCGTGGCTGATCCGGAGCGACAACACGGACAAAGCCAAGTACCCAGATGAAATGCTTTCCGAGAGCGCCGTACACGAAATGCCGATTCTTGGCCGTGTAATCTGGCGCGGCGGACAGATGTGAGATCGCACCATGGTAGCGTTCCTGGCGTATTATCTGGCATCACTTCTTGATCCGATTGCCCTGGTGCTTTGCGCTGGGATCGGTTTCCTTTTCAAGTCCTTCTGGAAGGGGGTGGCGGCCGGCGCGGCCGTCTACATTGCCCTGATCCTGCTGATGCCGGGCATTCACGCAACGCCGATCGTCATAATCAGCAAGCTATGTGCAGGGGCGACCTTTGGCCTTGTGGGAGCAGCGCTGGGCCGATGGCTGCGACCTACATCAAAGCCCGGAACCCCGGATGCCTGACACTTAAAATCCTCCTTCCAGCCTGATATCTGCCCGCCACTGAGCGGGCTTTTTCATGCCTCAATAAAAATTATGGGAATACCCATTGACACCAAATATGGGAACTCCTATATTGATCCCAACGCCACAGCAACAAGGCGCCAGGGCCT